GTTAAAGGGAGTTTAGTCTAGTTATCTAGGACAGCCCCAAATTAATATGTTCCAATGTCGGTGCAGGATCGGATTGCTCCCCCTGATAAACGCTAAACACATAATCAGGGCTGGTTTCATCGGTGGTGGGTTCGGGATATAACCCATCTTCTAACGGGCTAACATCGTCATACACCACTTCATATTCCAACGCATAAGCAGTAATTGAACTCGCGTTAAACTTAGCATTGTTAAAAATGGTACGCACTGCCGTAGGCTTAAGCGGTTTGACCAATCCCCCTAAGGTTTGGCTATCTAACAAACGGCGAACCGCACTAATGAGCTGATTAACCCCCACCTCGCGTTTATCCACGCCACCTTGACGGGCGGCTTGATTGCTCCGCAAAGAACGCACGGCAAGCATAATCACAAAGGTATCGGTGGATTGATAACGCTTTGCATTCGTGGCTTTTCGTTCAATGCGAGAGCCACCATAAGTGATTAAACACATAGGTAGCCGAGCTGTGCCAAAGCTCTCATCATCAAATTCACCGCCATAACTTTTCACCGTATTAACCAGTTTGCCTAATCCTCGTTGCAAGCGGTCAGTTAAGGCTTGTTCAATCTTTGTTATCACGGCTAAATACCCTGTTTTTATTGTTGCTAAAAAATATTGCCCCTGAAAACTCGCTGTCCTCACTGTCTGCATTAAGCTCTGGCAACCCTAATGAGATAGCCCCTTTAGCTAGCTGTTCCAGCTCTTTGAGGCTGAGCTTGTAACGCTCAATAATCTCATCAGTAATATCCACTCCCGACATACTGGCAAGGCGGTAGCGGGTTAAATCACAACACAACCGCACTAAGTTTTGTGGGACGGAGGGCAAGGGCAGGGCATAACGAGCTGACAAATAACCGTCCATCTGGCTTGAGCTATCCGCTAGTCCAAGTTCTAACACCTGCTCATTAATTTCCCCCACGCCATCACGGTCAGTCAGCTCAATAGCTTGTAACTCACCCACACGCAAGACAAAATCGGCAACGGTTGCATAAGCCATCGCTATTCCTCACACACTGGCACAAGTTCTAACCACGGATCTTCCGCAAGGGTTAAAACCTGCTCGCCCGTTAAGTCGTTCGCTGGGATTTCCGTTTCTTTTTCTTTGTAAAAACGGTAACCGCAACGCCCATAGCTGTCGTGCGGGTGGAAAGCACGTAACTTAATGGCATAAGCAATCGGATTAATCACTTGCCCACCTTCAACCACCTTGTCATCTTCTAAAGTGCAGTTAGTTTCAGCGGTGTTTTTCAATGTTTCATCGCCCGCCTCGGCTGTTGTACCCTCTTCTAAAGTGCGGTCAGTTTCGTCAGCGTTTTTTAATGCCTCGTCTTTTACCTCGGCAGAATGGTCAGCACTCAAGTTAGCTTCTGAGCTAGCGTTTTGAGCGTCTTTTTTTTCTTTCGCCGTGTTTGATTTTCTTGCCATAATCCTTCTCCTTAACGCCCCGCCCGCAGGCGGGGAAAAATGATTATTCGATAATGTAAGGGGATACCATTACCTGTAAGCGACCTTTTAAGGTGTTGGTGGTGCCGTTAATGACATCCGCATTACAAATATCTAACGCCGCTTTTTCTAAACTTGGTGGCACTAAAAGCGTGGTTGGACGCACATTGATAAAGGCACCGCCATCGGCTTTTAAGGTGGTCATTTTGGTAATAACCGCCATCACATTATCCGCAGTTAAGTTAAGCTGTTTTGCTTTGTGGGCAAGCTGCCAGAAACCAAAACCTGCATTGCAACGATAACGCACACCCCACAAATACACATCTTCCATAAACACCGTATCGGACTTGGACGGGTCAAATTTGCCCTCAAATTCAGGCTTGGTGCGTTCTTGGAAAATAAACGGTTTGATCACGTTGTTGGTATCTAGCACATACCAAGATTTCGCACCGCTATCAGAACCTGTGGTAATGTTACTTTGTGCCGCTCCCGCATTGGTGCCGTCCACGTCTTGATAAAACGGGTGATCGGTGTCGAAGAAGTTTTGCCCGTCATAACAGAGCGTACTTTCACCCGCAAGCAACAATTTAAAGATCAACTCATCAGGCAATTCCGCTGCCGATTGCCCTGCTTGAGCCATCATATTGCGGAATAAGCCCACTTGGTCATCTTCAATGGCTTCACGTGGTACGCCAACCGTGCTTTCGTATTTTTTGTTATCAAGGGTCATTCCCACCGCTGACATATTTTTAATCGTACGCTTGCCTGCCCATTCCGTCATTTTCGGGAACGCACGCATAAAGCCGTAGGTATTGGTTGCGGTGTTAGACGGCACGGTCATCGCAATTTTGGGGTATTGCGGCTCAATATGAGCAATCCCTTTGCTAAATTCCGCACGGAATTGGGTATCCAATTTTTTTAGCACTTCGGATTTTTTAAATTCTACGGTCATTGTCTTAGGCTCCTGTTTCTAAATTTTTACGGTATTCGGCTTCGGTTAAGCCCAGCATTTTCGCCACAGCTTTATCTTCTGCACTTAACGCTGCCACTTTATTTTCATTCGGATCAGCCTTAGCTTGTTTTTCGCCACTTAATGCGGCAATGGCTGGGGCTTTGGCTAAATAGTTTGTTAAATCGGCAAGGCTTAAACTTTCCGCCCATTCTTTTAATGCTGGTGGGAGCTTGCCTTGTGAGAGTGCTACCGTGATAAGCTCGGCTTTTTTGTCCTGCTCAATCCCTTGCTTAAATTGGTTAAATTCCGCCGTTAATGCAGCAACTTGCTCCACTGGCACAAATTTAGCAGGGTCAGGATTTGCTACCTGTGCCGTTAAAGCAGCAACAGATTGCTCTTTTTCGGCAAGCTTAATGTAAACCTCTGATAACGCCACTTGGCTCTCTCCTTTGGATTGTGCAAGTGCGGTGATTTTTTGGCTGATTTCAGCTTCGGTGGCATTAGGTGTGTTAAATAACGCACATAATACCGCTAATAAGGCTTTATCCATGGTTGGTGTATCCTCTTGGTTGATTAAAAATTGTTGGCTGGCTGCCACCATAGCTTCCTCCATGCCATCTAAAGCGGGCGTGTTGGTTAAGGCGGCGTGAAAGATTTTGCGCACATAGCCTTGCGTGTCATAGCTAAACACCGCAGAGATATAGCGATATTCCCCGTTTTTGATATAGTCGGCGGCTTTGTCCGTCCAACGCACATCGGCAAAAATACCTTGCGGGGTAAAATAGAGGTAATCCATCCACCCCGCACTTGGTGCTTCTTTGCCATTTTGTTGTGAGTGCAAAATCTGATGTTCGTAATCAATTGGGAGTGGGTTGCGTTGGCTATTTGCCAATGCCACCACATCGTTACCATTTGTGTCTGTTACATACCAAGCCTCCACGTCAAAAGGTCGTCCGTCTGTGGCTCGAAATGCACCGTAAGGCAACAACTGGATACGCCCATTTTTGGCTTGGCTCAACTCAAAACTACAGGCGGCAAGTTTCATCAAAAAAATCCTTTATTGCTTAATCTTGACATAGCATAGCGATTTGCGATGTGCTAAAACTGTGAATAGGCTTCCACACAACAGAAAGGAGAGGGAAAAGAGAGATATCTGAAAAATAGAAAGAAGCTGACTGATTTAAAACACAACCCATTTTAAAACCGTTTTAAATCGTTTTAATTTATTTTAAAAATTTTTGAATGATTAAATCGTACCCCTAAAAGAAAAAATCGCACAGCGTGCGATTTAGGGGCTAAATAGCATTATTTAATTATCTGTTTAAAATAGTCTTGCACGTCCTCTAAAATATCTGCCTCATCTTGTGGGGTTAGGGTTAAAAATGGACGGGCGGGAATATTGCTCCCAGGGTGATTAACAGATTTTCGCACAATACCCCCAAAGCTCAAGGCTTTTTTCATTACAGGTTTAATCTTATGCGGTTTGGTTTTGCCACCAAATTGATGAATTGCCGCATAGGCTAAATTTGTGCCAACAAGGGCTTTATCATTATCCCAACTGGCACGAATGCTATTGCGTAACGCCCCACTATCAATCAAGGGCGAACCGTTAGGACGAGATTTTACCCCCAGCCATTTAGGGCGACCACCCGCCTGAAAGTTTTGATCGACCGCTGATTGCATTGTCCCAGCAATAGTACGCATTAAAGGGGCGTTATAACGCACACCTTGACTTAAGCGTTCCAATAGTTCAAAAACGTCTTTTTCGTTGTTGATTTTTATTTCAATCATAGTTACATTGTCCTTAGCCACTAGAAAAGCGATGAATCTCCCAGATCGCGGACGAACGGTTGAAAGAGTACCGGGGATTGTGTGTAGGTGTGGGGAGCCCTACCTAGTGGCTATTACTTTTTCCCACTCCTTGTCTTTTAATTTTCTGAATGATTGAATGAAAATTTCCTTACCTAAAACCTTCAAAACTACACTATATTTTTTACCATTGATTTGTTTTACCAACTGATAATGTTTTTCCCTTGTATTAATTGTTTTTGCTGGCTCATAAATCAACTCTGGCAATACGGCATATTCTTCCGCCCCAAAATTTTGCCCCTCACGACTACTAAACTGCTTAATCAAGGTATCATCAGAGAGCCATACGGTTGCCGTTTGGCTACCGAGTTTGGCTTTATCTTGTGCATTTAGCACTCCAGCGGTAAATTTATATTCACGGCGTAGCTGGTTGCGAATGGCGGTCAGTTGCGTACTATTCGGTTTATCGCCTAACTTTAAGGCTTGTTTAGCTGCCTTAAATTCCTTTTCAAATTGGCGAAAATCCCATTGAAAGCCCGCCCCGCTCATTTCCCGTTTGGCAAATTGGTGAGCGAGTTTTTCAGGGTAAAGGTCTAAGTTGGGTTTATAGCTCGTTCGCCCTACGTTGTAATCAAACCCACGGTCGGTAATCACCCAACGATCTTCGCTGACCTTAAACGCCGTAGTTTTCTCGGTTTCCCGTTGGTTGATTTTGCGTTCATATTCCACTAATCGCCCTTCGCTTTGGCTCACAGTTAAATTACGCCGTTTAATATCCCGCTCGGCAAGGGCAATCACGGTACAACGGCAGTTAAAGCCATTTGGTGGGTAAAAGGTATGCCAGAATGGATCATCATAGGCATACACCAACCCATTCATTGCACTATGGCTGGGGCGAGTGCGATCATCATTGACGGCACTATACTGCCAATAAGGGCGACTATCTACATTATCCCGCATTTGCTGATAACGCTGTGCCGAGTAAGCCGCCTGCATATTGGTGCGGTAAATGGTTTCAAGCCGTCTTGGTGTGCCAAAAAACTCACCTGTTTTTGGATCAGCCAATAAATAGCCTTTGTCATAGCCTGCAATCCAACCTTTCTTTTTAAAATGCTCAAAGATATTTTTCTTCCACTCGCCGAAAGATTGCCCCTTTTCTTGGGCGGTGATCAAGGATTGGTAAATATCCTTAGTCATATCAAGGCAGGTCAAATTGGCAATGCGTGTGGCTTTGGCTCTGGCACTTTCCAGCAAGCCTTTCTCGTCCAAATGGTCAAGTAAGGCTTTTTTGCTTTTCAAAAACGCAATGGCTTCTTTGGGTTCTAACCCCAAAGCAAAATTAACGGCGGGCATTGCTGCCTCCTAATAATTCGCTTAAAAATAATGCACGGCTTAAATAGGCGTGGTGTTCGCCACTCTCTAAATCTGGGTAAGCCTCGGCGAGCTTCTCGCCTGCCTCCTCGTAGCTCTCACAACTTAGCATTAACGCCACGGCTTTTTGTACCATAGGATCAAGTTGGGCGTTAAAATCAACCTGTTGCAAGCCCTCATCTAGCACATTATCTAAAATCTGCTGTTCGTTTTGGCTTTCTTTTTGCGTGGACAAGGCGGTTTTGTCGCAGCCGCAACCACAGCCAGCGCGATGGCTGAAAGTAAGTGCGGTGCGTTTTTGCTCTGTTTTTTCTTCTGTTTCATCATCGTTTAACTCTCCTTTAAAGTCGTTTTGAACAGCTTTTAAAATCACTTCGCCCTCTTGGGGTTCTGGAATACCTAATTTTTCCCGCACCCAACTTTCAGGCACAGCCACGCCGATATTGACTAAATCAGGCAAGGCTTTGGCGAATTTTTCTAAATCCTCATATTCTGCGGTGTCAAACTCAAAGCGAGGGCAGCGACTTTCGTCAATATTGGGATCAACATTGAGCTGTAAATAAGGCAAAATAATTTGCTTGGTAATGGTCTGTGCAATTTGTTTGGCATCAGCAACAAGCAAATCACGGCGTACCTCATTATGCACCTTGCCAAGTGCATGGGTTGAGCTTTTGCCATCTGCCCCTGAGGTAAGGGTTTGCCCTAAAATCAGGCGGGCAATTTCCGTGCGACACCACTCAATCATTTGCAAAAATGGGTTATTAACGCTTGAGCCATTCGCCGCATTATGTAACTCAATTTCCATACTTTCAGGCATAATGCCCGCCGCGTTATGTCCAATTTGAGCCAAAGCACGCAAAAGGGTACGTTTTTCCTCATTGGTTGCCCCTGCACCGTATTTTCCAATGCGAATAGGCATACCGTACAGCTCTAAAAATTCGGCAAAATCGTGAACGGAATAATGCTTAAACATATAGTGCCACGCAAGCGTGCGATAAAGCCCCAAGCGGGCTAACTGGGTTGAGCCTGATTTATGGCGATGTACCACCCAACCGAGCGGACGCAAGGCTTCGCCCTCTTGGTTAGCTGGGGTTTTGAGTAATAAATTGTCGTCTTTATCAATCTTAAACCACGATTGCGGGCGGTGTATAAAGGTTTTTGGTTGCCATTTTCCGTTAATAAAATGCCAATCAATTTCTAACGCAGAAAAGCCGTGGCCCACCGCGTCCATTAAATCCATTAGCAGGTTTTCCAGCTCGGAAAATTGATAAAAATATTCATCCACTTCTTGCTGATAGCCTTGTTCGGCAGGCGTAGCATTGCGAGGTTCGGCAATTCGCCAATCCAGCGTTAAAATCGCACGTTTACGCGTTGCCATATTCGCCGCAATATCGCCGTCCCGCTCTTCAATATCCATAAAGAGTTCGTGCTGGGTTTGGATATTGCCCGCCTCGGCATCTTCAAAAATACTTTTTAACTTGGCAGGGGTGATTTTATTGCTCGGGTGGTCGGAAATAATCCGCCCGTTTTCTGTAATACGGGCTTCGTTGGTTTGAAAATCTTGCCCGATTTTGACCGCACTTTTATTGGGTGCAGGTTTGTGTTTATTGCGTTTTTTCTTTGCCATTGTTTATCCTTTCCAAATGCTATAAATATCCTCGTCCTCATCACGCCAATCATTTTCTAACTCCGCTTCATTTAGGCTTGTCCATTCGATCGGAGCAGAGTTGCTCACCGCATTTTTCCATAGCATTTCTAAGGCATCGGGACCATCATCGTGGTCGGCTTTTGGGAAATGACGTAGCTGCGAAATCAAGGTGGATTGACTGTGATGCAACAAAATTAAGCCATTGGCGATATGGGGCTGTAAGCTCTCAATGCGTAGCATTTTGTCGGTGTTCGGCTTAATCGCCGTGGCAGGCACAGGCTTGCCTCGTTGGGCGGAACGTTTAATCAGTTCCGTTTGTAAAAACTCCTGAAACTGCACCGTTTCCACAAACCAGCGGTGGCATTGGTATTGGCTATGCAATCTAATCACATCTTCAATAATTAAATCCGGCAGGCGTTTTTTAATTTGAGCCTCAACTACATAGAGTTTGCCTGTTTCGCGGTGATAGCCCCCGACTAAAATGGCTGACGGATCACGACTTGCCCCTGCTTTGCCCATTGAGGGATCTAATGCCCCGAAATAAATCAGGTTGTCAGGGAGTGATGTCCAATATTGGATACTGTTGGCAAAAATGGCATCATCACCACTAACAGGGTCGTTTTGATATTCGCTATCAAAGGTGGCGTGTCCATCACGGGCGCGGATTTTCATTAACGCCAAGAGTGGACGAGCGGCCCAAGAGATTTCCGCCCCCGCGTCCATCTCCAACTGATTTTGCTGATAAAAAGCATCGGCGACCGCTTCGCCCTCGTTTAGGTAAAAATCTTCCCACTTATCCCATAACGCCATATTGTCGGGCATTTTTGTGAGGGCTTTAAATTTTGCCGTATGCCACGCTTTATTGTGCAAGGTGCGATTGAGTACACTGTCGTAATGCAGGATTGTGCCAATATAAACAATGTCGAATTTATCCCCCGCAGAGCCAAGCGGTAACACGGTCTTTTTCAGCCAGTTATGCAATTTATCCCGCTGTTCTGGGCTTCTGACTTGTTCATCATTTTCAATATCATCTAGCACCACCAAATCAGGGCGAAATGCCCCGTGGCGTAAACCACGCAATTTTTTGCCTGACCCTGCCACCTGCACTTTTTGATTAGCGCGGGTCACAATGGTTGCCGCTTGCCACACACGCCCAACCCCTGCCACTTCAGGAAAATCAATGCGTAGCCGTTGGTTAAACTCTAACTCCACCTTGATTGCCTCTAACATTGGGTAGGCTTGGTCGATACTGTCCATGACAATTAGGCAGTATTTTTTCTGTTGGGTCACCAAGCAATACAGGGTATAAAGCTGTGAAACAAGGGTTGATTTTGCCTCACCACGGGGAGCAGCAATGGCATCTAAACAGCCTTTCTCTTGTTGTAAAATGGCGGGCAAGCGTTCAAATAGATAATGATGCAGTTTGGATTTTGAGCTTGAGCCGGTGTAATGCGGAAAGTAATGATTGACAAAATATTCATACCCCGAAACCTTATCAAACACTTTTTTACGGCGTTCAACAACGGCTTCAGGGCTATCATTCCAGCCCTCAAAAGATGCTTCAAGTTTTTGTCGTAGGCTGTCGGCATAAGCACTCAATTCTTTCAAAAAATCTTTGCTTTTCATTTTAATCACTCACCAATAACGCAAAAAATACCCACCAGCCCCAAGCGCCACCATCACGGGCGGACAGGCACGCGATAATCACAAAAATAAAGCTCAACAAGTTCATTTTTTAAATTCCTCATTGAGCGTTTGCCCAAAGCCACTTAACGCCTCAATAAAAGGCTCCATTAAGGCAGAATGATGTTGATGGATATACTCACCAAATAACTCAACGGTACGCATTGCCACCGCCAGTTCAGAAACTTCTGGCAAAATCCGCTTACTCGCTGCCGTCATTTTGGTAAAACTATCCGCAAGGGCGGCAAGTAACATCACCTTGTCTTTAGCACTCAATTCAGTGTTTTGCTGTAATTCGTCCATTGTGGTGCGATACTGCAAAATAAATCCCGCCAGTAAACCTTGCGAAATCATATTTACTTCACCACCTGCCATAATATGCACATCTCGGGCTTTATCCCAATCGTCCCCTTTATTTAGGGCTTGTGCTTTCCAACGGCGTGCCGTGCCAAAAGACACTTCGGCTTTTTGGGCGGCTTGCTCAAGGGTAAAACGGTCAAACACATAATAACGGCGTACTAATGCCCGCACTTTCTCATCGTGAGCCATTTAGCCCCCAAATTTCGCTTTGATTAACTCAATGCCCACCGCAACCATTGCACCACCTAAACCGCCTGCTACAAAGGCTTTGGTGGTGACTTTGCCCACTTGGGTTTCGAGTGAGGACAAACGATGATCAATGTTATCCACCCGCTCGCCAATACGGTCGATTTTGCGATTGGCTTCTTTGCTTAAATTCAACAGTTCATCTAATTTGTCGCTGGTGTTGCGTTCGCGTAACCGCTTTTGTTCTCTGGCTGACATTATTTATCCACCTTGCTGTCTAATTTATGATTCATTGCTTTTAATTCGTCCCGAATTTCCGCCAAAATATTGTCCGTGTGTGTGCTATGCACCTTGGCAAGCTCTTTCGTTTGGTAGTTATTGCGGATGTCTTTGCATTCCTGTTTGATTTCTTTCAGCTCTTCTTTGACTGATCGCAACCAAAAGCCCACAAAAGTAACGGCAATGGATACCACCCCGTTAAACACCCATTCACCGCTAATTTGTAGATCCATTTTTCACCCCGCAAATTTGCTCGTAGGCTAAATTATGGTTCAGCACCTGCCGTTTGGTCTCAAGGGTATCTTGACGACTGGGGTAAATCAGCCCAAACGCACTGCAACCTGTAATCTTAGTCACGGAAGTAACCCTTTGACTGCAGCTGCTCATCAACACCGTGAGAGTCGAGACGGCGATTAGCCTGTTCAATTTGTTTGCTTTTTTCAGCATTTTCCATTTCCTCTGCAATAGCTCGGGCTTCTGCCTTGACCATTTCGATTTCTTTCTGCTTTTCAGTGAGTTTTTTACTTTGCCAATGTAGCCGTGCATAAATCGCTACAAAGATCGCCCCTAGCCCAACAAGCACATAAAATTGCCATATCATTGTTCTTCTCCTTGTGGTGGTGAAGATTTACGGCGATTAAGGGCATTGGCAAAGCCTTTGGTTGCCACACCTCCGCCACAAAATAAGGCAAAAGTAGTGAATAGTTCGCCCACATTTGAGCGGTCTAAATAGACGCTATAAGCCAAAATTCCCGCCATTAGCACCGCACAAAAAATTGGATAAAAGCGGTGGTGCTAAGACGACCGTTGTCGTTGGTGATGAGTTCTTTAAATTGCATTGTTGTCCTCGTTTT